GACGAATCCATCGAGCAACCAAACCCCACAGAAATCGGTGTCGCCATCGACACCGTGCTGAACTCGCTCGAAAACGCCACTCAAGACCACGCCCAGGCCGACACAGACACACTCCGCGCCCTCAAAGAGCGCAACGACGCCCTGCTCCAACTCGGAAGCATCCAATCACTCATCACGGAAATCTTCGACCTCGACCGCACCCCCACAACCACCGAAGAAATTCGCGCCGTCCTCGAACGAAACGCCGGATCGGGAATCCACTCATGCCACGAGCACTGCAACCGCCCTGCTTGCGTCCTCCGCAGGGAACGCGACCAACTCGCCCGGTGGAAACAGGAGCACCTCACCGTCGAATCCTGGTGGAACGAAATCGACAAGGCCGTCCGCGAACACCCCGACACCATCCTCGGTGACACCATCGCGCACGCCGCACTCCGGTTCATCAGAGAACGGGATGAACTGCTTGGAAAGGCACAGCCATGACCCCCGACGACTTCAAACCCACCGACCACTCCAAATACATCGCCATTGGAGCAAGGCCACCATACCCGCTAGGCGAGGACTTCACCATCTCTCACCCGGAAGACCCTGATTTCAAAGCCCGCGTCTCCAGACTTTGCGACCGCTGGATTTGGTCAGCAAATGGCCGCGTCGGAACACACGCTAGAGGATACGAACGCCGGAAGAAACCCGCCATGTGGCAAGCAATCCACGCTCTCCAAGCCGCCTATGAGCGGTGCCAACCCAAAACGCCAACACCATGAAACGCATCAAATCAGCCATCGCCGCGTGTATCGGCCCCGCCATCGCCATCACCCTTTTTGCCGCAATCATCATCATTGTTCCAAAGGCATGCACTCGACCAGATCACGCAACCCGTGTTCTTGAGCAAGCCGGATACTCCAACATCACCATCACCGGATGGCGACCGTTCATGGCAGGTAAAGATGAGGCGATTTCAACCGGGTTTGAAGCCACATCGCCAACCGGCCAGCGCGTTTCTGGCGCTGTCACCGGAGCATGGTTGAAAGGGTCAACCATCAGGTTTGACTGAGGATTCAAGACATCCCAGCCCTGACCCTCCCGCCCCTGCGGCCGAACTCGACCCCGCGAAGATCCGGCGGTATCCACCGTTCGATAGTTTTCTCTAGGTAAGGTGTCGCACTCCCGATGCACTGAATCCCGATGGCAAGCGCAAGGACTCTATCATCGTGGCCAACCAACGCCTCCATCCGCCCATTCGGCTTCGTCCCGAAATTCCGCATCTCCCGCAGCCCCCACCAGTCCCTCACTTCAAAGCCCTTCCCAGGCTCTCCCTTCCCCGACTCCCTCACCGCTGCCGCCAGCGTCTCAATGATCATCGGCCGCGTCTTCACCGTCGTCTGCCACCCATACGCCATCGTCCTCGACTGCTCCCTCCGGTTGAAAATCTCCCGCCGGTAAATCTCAACATCCCCCCGCTGTTTCAGCAGTTCAATCAACCCCCGGTCATGGTTCTCTTCCGGAACCACTATCGCCTGATAGAACCGCGCCATCCGCCACACTTCCTCCGTCAGCACATCGTTCGCCCACCAGCAGCACACCGACCCAGGCTTGTAACCCGGAACCAGCACGTTCGACATCACCACCGCAGGTTCTACCCACTTCCCCCTCTCACCCCAATACCCGGCCCGCAGCACAAACACCGCGTGGCTGTCAGGATCATCCCCGCCAGTCTGGTCCTCACCTGATGCCGAGTCCACCACCACCAGATAGCTAAGACCAACCCTCGGACTCTCCCACATCACGCACCGCGCCTGATTCTCCGACGTTTGCTGCCAAACCACAACGTCCCGATCCTCGACGTGCTTCAACAGACCCCACTGGTAGGGTCTCTCCTTGCTCACCCTCTCCTGATACGTCATCCCCGCATCATCGAACACACACCGGCCAGACGTTAAGAACGCCGTCCGGTCGTCAGACGGATAGTCCTGCATGAACTTGTCCAGATCCCCTCGGCATTCCTCCCGTATCGCATACCGCATCCACGCCACCTGCCACAGATCCAACGCCCACTTCTCCGCATACTCCCTCTCCCACTCCGTCAAATCATCCTCGCTCCGAATCCCCTCGCTCGCCGGGTTCAACCTCGAATCCTCAAACTCGAACCACGCCGAAAACACTTTCACATACCCGTTCTTCCCCGCCAGAAACTCCTCAAAAGTGATCGCCCCCTGCCACGTCTCATAGAACATCCCCGCCGCTCCGTTCGCCGTGCTCTCCTGAATGATAATCGTGTCCGGTTCCAACGGCACGCACTTGAGCAAGCCGTCCATCACCACGTCCGCATTCGCAACCCCTTCGTTCGCCAAGTAAGCCGCCTCAGTGACCAGCAGGAATTGATACGTCCCCGACCGTCCCGCGTCCCCACTCGCCAACGTGATCCGCTGAACCGTCGATCCGTTGTGATACCGGAACTCCATGTCCATCGGCTTCGCACTCTTCGGATCAAGCTCGTCGTTCTCCACATACGTCCTCAGCATCCGAAACAGGTTCTCGCCTTGGAAGTGCTTCCCACCCGCCATCAGCCCCCTCATCGGCTTCGCCTTCGCCCGAACATGGCCAATCCCCACGCTGCCGGTGCTGGAACCCTTCTGCCTGGGTTTCAACGCAATGATCCGGCACGGGCGCTTCATCGAATGCGCGGCCTTCACCACGTTGTCGATCCGACGCTGGTGGATGTTCGCCTTCACCCGCCTCAACTCCCCGGACTTCACCCGGACCTTCAGCGTTTGCGCCAACTGCCCGGTGAAATCCCACCGCAATCCCTCGCGGACAACCTCGTCGGTCACGTCCATCACGTCAGGGAATCAGGATCAATCCGGAATCGAAATCGACGCCCAAACACCCAGCGCAACGCTATCTCGCGCAATGTCCGTCAGCGCAACCCACAACCCGGCACTGCTGACCGCATACAACGTGTCACCCTTCGACGCCTCCAGCGCCCAAACCCCACCTTCCAGCACCGCGCCAGAAACCGTGATGTTCGTCGCGTTCTCCGACAACCCGATGTTGTTCCCGGCAGGACCAACACTCCGCGCCGTCACGGTCATGTCAGCACTCGCCGCTGATCCACTCACCAACGGATTCGCCACCGTGCCTGTCCCGTAAGTCGTTCCGGCCCCAGCAGCACCATTCACCGCAGCCAGCAGGTTGTTCCTCGTCGCCGCCGCGCTCGCACCAATCAGAACCTCGTTGGCAACGGCAGGCGATGTTAGCGCCGACACAAACGTGTAGGTCACTCCGCCAATCGTCACCGTCCCGCCAGCAGCAGGTTGACCGGCAAACACCACCGACCCACTCGCCGCAACAGCGCCAGTCTGCGGGTCGTCAGACACAACCTCCGTCCTGATCCGCCTGACCTTTCGGTTGGCATCCATGGCGCGAATATGGCCGTCCTGAACGACAAGGGCGAAATTACCGGCTCTCGGAGTCGGCGTGTCCTCGATGGGGCGAATGGTGTCCATGCCCCCGGCCAATACGCCTTCCATGACGTTTTGGAAAGCCAAATCTTCCGGGTCCATGGTGCAATTGATCTCACCTTGTTCGGCCAACCCGAAAGCTTGGCCATACTGAAACACCCCTTGGCCACACTGGGAATCGGCCAAAAACAAGCCTCGGCACACTGGCGGCACCGGTTGGCCACACTGGCGGCATGACATGGCGACCCATCCGAGACTGGCCAGCTTACCTGACTCCGCTCAACGAAACAATCGCATCCGCGCACTCAAGGAAATGACGCAACCGCTCCGAAAGCCCATGAACCCGCACCACCACGCCAAAAATCGCCGCAGGATCGCCAGAAGAACCCGCATGCTCGCCGTAATGCTAACTGCCCGGACCTACGGCGGAATTTGGGTCATTGAGTGGGAACAATGACCTTGAGACACGTACGCGGAAAGAGCGGCGTTGGTCGTCCCAACCCGCTCGATCCTACCGGCGGAATCGGGGCTTCTGCGGCTGGTGGGGATCAGTCATCCCCGGCGGCATCGGTCCCGGCAGTCCCGGCTATGGTGGTTGTCGCGTCATCCATCCTCCCCGGCGCTGTAACCTACCCTCCGGGCGGTCCTCGGCTTTGTGGGGCGTCTGGTGAGTGACGGGGGAACAGATACCCCGACCCTGACGTTTCGTCAAGCCATCGCCTTCTTCACCCGCTTCACCGTGCTTGTCCCCTTCCCGGTGATCGCCGCCACATCCCGAACCGATTTCCCGGCCTTCAACTGCCTCACAACGTCGGCATGCTTGGCCAGCAATGCTCCCCTGTCCATCGTCGTCCCTGCCGGTCGTCCAAGCGCCTTGCCCTTCCGGCGAGCCTCGGCCAACCCGGAGTTGATCCGCTCGATCAGCGTTTCCCTCTCTGCCTGCGCCATCTCGGCCATGACCGCGAGCATGATCCCGGCGGCAGGGTTCCGCCTGCCATCGGGCAGCAACGTCTCGATGCGCTGGGAATGCCAGTAGAGCGACGCCCCGGCATCATGCAGCTTCTCCACCGTGCCATGCACCGACGCAGGACGGCGACCAAGGCGGGAAACCTCATGGACCAGCACCTTTCGGATCTGGCCAGCCTGCGCCAACGCAAGAACCTGCTCGATGTCTGGCCGATGCCGACTCGCCCCGCTGACCTGCTGGCGGATCGTGGCGACCACAGACCAACCAGCACGCTCGGCGACTTCGCGGAGCTCATGCTCCTGCCGGTCGGTGTCCTGCCTACTGGTGGACACTCTGACGAGGAGTGCAACTGGAATCATGGCTGGTCGGTGTGGTTGGAGAATTTGACGCATGTTCCGCAGGCCGGGTGCGAAAGGTCCGAGTTTTCAAACTCTTCACCGTGCTTGCACCCGGAACAATCGGAAACGCGCATCAGGCGCGGCGGCGTTTTGGGGTCGTCACCCCCGCAAATGCCGATTTGAACGGCACCTACCCTGAGCGGTCCATCTTGCGAGTCTGCTGCCGCGCCTGAAATCTTGTCTCTTATGCCCGCTTCCTTTCCATTTCCTCGATGTGTTGCCATGACCCAAGCCAGATGGCGCCATCCAGCACCTTGCAGTTGTCATAGCAATCGCTGACAGGGCGAATTTCCCCGTCAGCGATCCCTCCGATGAATAATGCCGTGCTGTTGCTCATTGCTCTTTCCATTTCAGGTAGCGGATGTAACCACGGATGTGGTCAGGAATAATGCTTTTGAGAGTCTTTGACTCATTCCGGCGGGGGAACCATTGACGGATCAATGAACGATAGTGCTCGGCCACAGTTGGGAACGGCGTGTTGCGTGGATCAGTTTGCATAACACCGACACCTTGGCGCTTTCCCTATGAAACGTCAAGGCCAAAAAATCACTTGGTTTTACGGTCACAGTCGGGTGGATCGAAACACGCGGGAATCCTGCCCGTGGAACATGAAAAACCGGGTGATGATTATTTGGTCACAACGGATCCTTCCCGGCCCGGCGCTTCTGCTCCGCCCCCAATGTCGCCATGATCCCGGCGAGCGCGTCGTCGCTCAGGTCGGTCACGGAGCGGGTGACGCCCTTCTCGTCGGGTTTCGGCTCGGGTGCTTCTGCCGGTCGCCCCCTACGGTGCGCCAGAAACCCTAGCGCGGCCTGTAGCTGGGTCCTGTAGTCGGGGATGGGGTTGCCGTCCTTTCCGACCGTTATCGCGTTCAGGGCGCGTGCCAGTGCTTCACATACCCGGTCAGGTGGGGCCGCTGCGTCGAGTTCCGCAGCCCAGTCGATGTCGAGTGCTTTTCGCGTTGCCATGCAGCCTGAATGCCTACTTTGTGGCGCAAAGTCAAATCAAAGCCAGACCACGCCCGCGCAAGTGTGATTGATTTTTCTGCTCGATTTGGGAGACTCCGGCATGCGTCCACCCCATCCCGAATGGAAGCGAGAGTTGTTTTTGTCGTCGGTTGAGTTGGGATTTCCGGCGTTGTTCGCGGCTCGGATTGCTGGTGTTGGAGGGACCACCCCTTATTGGTGGGCGCGAGTCGATCCTGAGTTTCGGGAGAGGTTCCGCCATGCGTGGGAGGTTGGCCGGGAAATTCGGGATCGTAGGCGATGGGCAGGGCATCCGTTTCGAGGGTGTCGTCCACCGACAGGGAAAGGGCATGGTGGTGTTCCTCGTTATCGGAGATGAATCCCTCACCGGGGGTTGCCCCCTGTGTGCGTGATTCGTCTCTATGTTCTCAGCTTCTCCATCTCTCAGCTTCTCCATCCTCTCTGTCCTCTCCATAACATTTGCCCGGTCCTGAGAATTGCGGTTTTGCCTGGATTTCGGGGTTTGGCGTTTGCTGGGGTCTAGGAGTTGTCGCAATGCCTGTTTGGGGTGGATGGAGGGGAATAGGGGTTGCGGGGGTTCCTGAGTGGCAAAGCTCGAGAATGCTGGGGTCTTGTGGCGGAGGGTTGGAAGCGGGATTGCCTGGTATGGTGCATAACGTGACGTTTCGTGTTGTTGCGACTAACAGAATAAAGTTTCTCGCCTAGTGGCACTAGGGGATTTCGATGCGCACAAAAATAGTTCTTGAGAAAACGCAACGGTCGGATTATCTCTTCCAGCGTCAACCGCAACCAACCAACCAACCAACCAACCAACCAACCAACCAACCAACCAACCAACCAACCAACCACGACCATGAAAACGACCAACCGACCGACCTACAAGTTCACCGTGCCGCCGACCCGTAACGTCGGGAGCTACTCCGGAACATGTTCCGCCACCTATGGCGAGACCTACCAGCAGAACGCTTTGAGCGACTACAACAGCGTCCGGGCGCATGACGGGCTGGCGCCACTCAAGCGGATGCCTGCCGGGACCGTGTATCACCTGCCCGCCCCCACCTACTACGTCAACCGGACGGGTCAAGGATACCGGGAAACCGTCGACGAATTCACCGACCTCAAGGAGGCAAAACGGTGCCTGACCGAATATCGGATTTCCGACCCGTCAGGCAGCTACAAGCTGTCTAGCCGCCCGTGCAAGGGCTGGAACGATTGAAACCAACCCGTAGAACCAACCAACCAACACGAACACCATGAAAACCAAATTCGCCCTCGTCAACACGCTCAACGCCATGCCCGATCACCTCGGCTCGGTCGAGTCATTCCACCGCACGGAGGAGGCAGCGGAGAAAGCCGATAAAGCGCTCCAGAAAGCCGTGAAGCGGGCAAACGGACAGAATAGCTACCTGCCGACCATCATTCGCGAGGTGGCGGGAAACGCGCCCAAGACGCCGAGCCTTCACCAAAGTTGGGAAGTCGAATAACCAACCACCCACGACCATGAACGAAATCAGCAAAGCCGCATCCGCCCTTGGGCGGATCAGCACCGAGAAGAAGTCTGCCGCCGCCCGTGAGAACGGGAAGAAGGGCGGGAGGCCGCGCAAAATTGAACTGACCATTCCCCGCAACGTCCAATCCAAGCACTGGCTTAACGTGGCTCGCCAAATGGTGTCCGATGAGTGCTCCAAGCTTGGAATCGACGCTACCAAAGCGGACATCACGGTCAACACGCCAGAGAGAGGTAGGCAATACCTGTCGCCAGCGGGCGACCCCAAGCTTCACGCCGTTGGATAATTTGCCCACCGCGCCCGCTTCGGCGGGCAACATTTCCAAACGAACCCCACAAAACGTCAGCCCATGAAAGCCCTGATCGAAGACACCCTAGCCTTTCTGGCGCTCGTCACCATGTCGCTACTCGCCTATGTGATGATCGCCGCACAGAATCCCCAGTAACCCTAACCCGTAGAACCGACCAATGATCCCACAATCCGCAATCGACCTTTGGGATAGGCTGGCCGAACGCAAGGCCAACTTCGCCCATGCCATCGCCCAGCATGATGCCAGCATGGCCCGTGAAGCCATTGCCGAAGCGATGGAGGCAAGCAATGTCGCTGAATCGCTCCGAATGGAGCAACGCACCGGCATTCCGCACTGCTGCTGCACGAATCCGCCCCACCCGATGAACCGCTAACCCGTAGAATCCCGAAAAATGAACGCACCATATTCCCACATTGGAGAAGCCACTCGCGAATCCGCGATCCTGACCAACGCTGGCGGCTACGATGTCGCCGTTATCGAACGTGCGACTGTCCGCGCCCCCGGACTGACCGCAGAGCACCACTTGACCGGCGAGGAGTGGCAGCGCATCATCAACCTTGTGGATGCCGCGCCGGATCTGCTCGCGGCCCTGTCGGCGTGCCTTGACTCCATGACGCGTCAATTCCCTGTCGGCTTGCCGGTGCAGCCCGGAACGCATAGCGAGGAACAGGATTGGAACCAAGCGGTTCGATCCGCCCGCGCAGCCATCACCCGCGCCACCAACACGGAAGGGGGGCAGGCATGAACGCGCAGTGGTCG